GTCGAATTACCGAAAAAAATAACGTAGAACATAGTATTAACATTAATAAACGTTTTATTAGTTAAACTCCTAAGTTACCAAAGAAGTGTGGCAAAGCCTCTTCGTAGGTGTTATAAAATACATGCATGCCCCAAACAGGGAATATGTGCCATTCATCTACTCTACGAGTAAATGATGGAAAATATACATCACATTTCCACCAAGAAGAAGGTAAGTTATTTGTGGTAAAGATTATATTCTTTGCTACAAAGTTTACATTTCCTCCTTTGGTTTCTACATGTAATGGATATCGATCACACAATCTTAAACATAGATCAAAGGGTAACCAACCATAGAATTCGTCTATAATGACGGTTTCTTGGTTAGTATACCCATCCCACCAGTTCGAGCGTTGTTTCCAATAAGCATTTGGATAATTATCCAAAGCCCATTTAGATTTGCCCGTCCCGGTGGGACCTTGACATACATATATATTAGGTTTAAAATCTCTAGGAGGTGTTACGAGTAATCTATAATGCATTAAATGTCTATAGGACATAATCCAAGTTGGAAAATGGAAATTAGCAAGGTCTTGGTCTGTTTTCCCGTCTTCTATTAAAGCCTTCATTTTTATTAAGGCCTCTTTGCGTCCCATTTTCACTCTCAATGAATTCTCGCAGTCCTGCTTGAGCGCACTCCAATTCTGTGTGGAGGGAAATAAGACGGGAAACATAAGATTCGACAACGTCTGGAATAAGTCCTCGTCTGTAGTAGTCGTGCCAGAATTTTCTCCATGAGTGGAGTTCGATTGGTCTTGTGAGCAATCCTTTAGGCAGTATAAAATCGCCTGTTGTCGGTTCCCCTTCCTGGCTTCCAGATGAGCCCTCCGTAGTCGACTCTTCATCCATTGTAGTGGTTTGTGATGAGGCAATTCTACATAACCTTGATAATGGGGAGTACCGTCTTCCCCAGTTTCGAGATTGTATACGGCGAAGGTGGGGACGGTCGGCCATGATTCAAAATCGCAATCGTTTATGTCTTCGGCGGAAGGATTGTTAATGGTGAAACACCAATAACTCGATTCGCGATTTCTTTGGTTATTGCGGACCATGGTGCGAATGATGAAATGCCTAGTATTACCTGCATTTCATAAAAATCGCCCCCTCGGCTGTTGTACTTAGTGTGATATGGATGTGGAAAAGGATGTGGAAGACCATCATTCTTCCTCATTATTGAATTTGATTGGAAGATGGCTCGTGTGCGTAGGTTTCGAAAGCGTCCTGTCCCAGTTAGGAAAATTCGAAGAAAGTTCCGTAGGGCTAGGCGTACGAACCAAACACATCGTATTAATCGTATGCGAGTATCTCGAGCTTTAAATCCTTTTCCGAAGACGAAGTTAGTGCGTCACATCTATGAAGAAGATGTGATACATCCAGCTGGTGCAGCTCCTGGATTTATTTCTCAATATACGTTCAGAGCTAATGGAACGTTTGATCCGAATTCAACGGGTATTGGTCATCAGCCTATGTATCGTGATGAGTATGCTGCTTTGTATAAGTTTTATACAGTTATTGCAAGTTTCATTAATGTTACTTTTGATTACGCTGCGGGTTTTAATCATCATCTTATCCGTGTTGATATTGATGGTACTTCTGCTGGACTCGGAGTATCCGAGATTGTGGAGCAGAACCCGTCTACGTCGTCGGAGAACGTTCAACGTGTAAAACCGTTAACGTTAAAGAAATCGTATGATGCTAAACGTTATTATAAAACTACATTAAGTGGTTTAATGGCTGATGACTTAAAAAAGACTGCTGTTACTGCTGATCCTGCTGAAGTTGTTTATTTTAATATTGTTAGAGCTCCTATTGATCCTGCTCTAACTTTAGCGAGATGTCCTATAAGAGTACGAATTGTGTACATTGTTATGTGGAGAGAAGTACGTGATGCTATTGGAAGTTAGACTTTTGAGACCCTCTCGGCGAAGGGGACCCCCGGGTTTACCCGAGGGGAAATACCCGAGTCGGGTCGAATTACCGAAAAAAATAACGTAGAACATAGTATTAACATTAATAAACGTTTTATTAGTTAAACTCCTAAGTTACCAAAGAAGTGTGGCAAAGCCTCTTCGTAGGTGTTATAAAATAC